GCGAGTTCCGCGCTGCTCGTCGCGAGATCTTCGCTGTAGATGGCGTCGATCTCGTCCGACACCTCGGACAGTCGCGCGTCGTCGAGCGAGAGCGCCGAGTCCGCGAGTTGCTTCACGGCCTCGCGTCGCGCGATCGTCCCGATCTCGACCGGGGCCGAGAGCAGTTGCAGCGCGCGCTGGAGGTCTTCGAGCGGGTCACTCAGCGTGATCCGCTTGGGGTACGTCACGCGCAGTTCTGCGTCACCGCGCCCAGCCATGAGCGCGAGCAGCCGCAGCGTCGACGTCTCCCATCGCTGGAGGTTGCGAGCGAACCGCTTCGCTCTGCTCTCGAAGTCACGCGAACGAATGCGCAGCGCTTCGCCGCTCTGCACCTGCGCGCTCTGATCTGCGGCGAGTTCGAGCCCGGCGCAGCGCATCGCCCACTGAAAGGCGAACACGACCTGCTCCCTCATCACCCGCTGCGAGTTGCCGCTGGGCTCGATCCACGAGGGCGCGCCGCTCGCGCTGTTGTACCCGAGGGCGTTGGAGGTGCCGACCTTGCGCGTCGCCGCGTCGTCGAGCTGTCCCCCTGTCGATGCGAGCGGGATCGCCAAGAACGGAAACGCCGCGTTGCGGTCGATCTCATCGATCCACGACAGGCGGTTGAAGATGCTGCGCGCCGCGTCCGCGACGTCCGAGACGAGCGAGACACCCATCGGGCATTCGCTCGACGTCTCGCGCTCATAGTACGCGAACGTGACCGGGATCTCTCCCGCGAGCACCGCGGGGAGCGGACCACTCGCGACGAGCGGGAGTCCGTCGACCTGATCGCCGATCGAGTCGCGACGACTGATCGAGCCGCGCCGCACTTCCCAGCCTCCGGGCTGCTCTGCGGTCGTGGCGCGCCACACGCGCACCTCGACGTCAGCCGTTGCGTCGCTCGACAGGTCGGAGCGGTACGGCGTCGAGACGTACGCAAAGAGCGTGATGCGCCCCTCGTCGCTCTCGACAGCAACCCACGCGCTCGGGTGCACCGTCACGACGTACGGCTGAATGCCGCGCTCGCGTCGCTGCGCCTCGCTCAACGCGGACACGTCAACCGAGGGAGCGTCAACGATCGTCGCCACGACGCCGTACGTCGCTGCCCACGTCGCGACCTGCTCCGTCACCTCGCCCCACGACGAGCCGCTGCGATCGACGTCGTCGACGAAATCCGCGATCGGGGTGAGATCGCGCTGGATGCCCTGCGTCACGCCGTCCGCGTAGGCCTTCACGACCGGAGCGACGATGTTGACGTACGAGGCGAGTGCGCAGCGCTTCGCGAACTTCGTGTCCGACTCGCCATCGTGCGGCACGAGGTATGAGAGAGCGACAGCGCTGCTCAGCAGCGGCCGTCCCGTCTCGTCCACCGCGCCCTGCACGGACCACGTCAGACGCGCGGACGCGAGTGTCGTCGCGCTCGGAGCGTGCCAGTAGCGGCCACCGAGATACGCGTCGCGCAGGTAGGTCCAGTGCTCGCGCGTGAGGTCGTAGGTCTCTCGGGTGGTCATTGCTATGCAGTCGTCAGCGCCATGACCGCGTACCTGAGCGCGTCCATCGCGTGATTGTTCTTGTCCTCGGGCTCTTCGCTCGGCCCGCCTGCGCCCGCGCGATACTGGTAGGTCTCCAGCTCGCGAATGACGTTCGTGCAGCGGTCCGACACGATGAGCCGCGGTCGCCCGCGCTCGTCGCGCTGTTGGAGCTGACGACGCACTCGGCGCACTCCCTCGCTGATCGCGTTGTCCGCGTTGTAGACGACGGGGCGACCGCCGAGGTAGCGACGCAGGGAGTTGATATAGCCGGGCTCGCTGGGGTCCGCTGCGAACCACGACAGGGCGTGCTGATCGCGCAGTGTGCGGGCTCGAGGAAACCAGCCCTGCTCGTCGGTCGTCACGTTCGACGCGTAGAGTTCGTCGACGATCACGACGGTGTTCGCGCCGGTGCGTCCTGCGACAATCCACGCACTCGGATCGCTCCAGCCCCAATCGACGCCGCAGCCGGTCGCATGAAACGACCAGCGACCATTGAGCTTGTAGAGTCGCTCGATCTCAGCGTGCGGCACGACGTGCGCGACGCGTTGAAACTCGGGGTAGACGAGCCCTTTGCGAGCCTTGGGCGACTGCTGAAACAGCGAGTCCCAATCGTATTCACCGACCTCGGCGCGCTTGCGCTCCAGCTCGGAGACGGGCCAGCGCTCGGGCCAGAGGGCGCGCCCCTCCGCGTCGATCGCCGGGAGAGAGACGATCTCCCATTCGGTCTCTTCGTCGCGCGAGAGACGACCGATCAGGTCGTCACGGTGCCAACGAGTGTGGACGATGAGCGCAGAGCCTCCAGGCTCGATGCGGGTCATCGCCGTCGAAGTGAACCACTGATAGGTCCGCTCTCGAATGAGCGCACTGTCCGCGTCCTGACGGTTCTTGAATGGGTCATCGACGACGAGTAGCCACACGCCGTGACCCGTGAGCGGACCGCCTACGCCTGTCGCGAGGACGCCGCCACCCTGGGGCGTGCGCCACTCGTGCGAGGCTTTGGAGTCCTGTCGCAACTCGACGCCAGCGGCGAGCGCGTAGTCTCGAATCTGCTTCGACTTCGAGCGCGCGATGTCCGCCGCATACGAGACGTAGGCGATCGTCCACTCAGGATGCCGCGCGAGCAGCCGAGCGATGCCGTGCAGCACCGTCTCGGTCTTGCTGTGTCGCGGTGGGACCGAGAGGCACGCGCGTACGGGCTCGTGCTCGACGCGATCGAATGCGCTCAGCAGCGGTCCGAGGTGATCTGGCGCGGTGAACGCGGGTGTGATCCGCGGGACGAACTCACGAAGCGGAAGGATCCGAACCGTCGCTTTCGTCCGCCGCGCTTGCTCGCTCTTGATTGCTCGAAGTAGGTCCGCCACGTCTGCGCGCTCGCTCGAGGATCGCCGCCACCGTCGCGAGCTCTTCGTCTGTCGCGCCCTGCAATGCGGACGACAGCCCGCTGATTGCCTCGGTGCGCGCCTTGATGAGCGCTGTCTCTGCCCGCGCTTTCTCTCGTCGCAGCTTGCGCTCGGGTAGATCGTCGCGTCGCTGCGTCAGAAAGATCGCAGCGCGCGAGTCCTTCTCTGCGTGCTTGCGCAGCGTCGCGAGATTCGCAGCGGTGCCGCGCGCGATGGCTTGCTCGTGCTCGTCGACGAGCTTCGCAATCCCCGAATGGAACCGGTCGCCCGCGAGAATGCGGCGCCTCCATTCGCACCATGTCGGCCACGCGAGACCCGCGAAGTGCGCGGCCTCTTTGCATGTCATGCCGACGCTCAGCGCGTCGAGAAAGCTCTTATGGATCGCCGCTGAGTACGCGGGTGATCGACTCATGATTTGCCCTCGCGCGAAGCGGGGTTGTTGTTGGAGCGTCCGGGTCGGGATCGAACCGCCGCCTACGTCTTGGGGACGTCGTGCCACCGCAGCACTTCGGACGCGTAAATTGCACGTTGTTGACACTGGCCCAGAACTTGCCGTATCATGCTGAGCATGAGGACCATAGTTCTACGCCAGCCCTGGGCGTCATTGGTCGCCGAGGGCAAGAAGACCATCGAGCTCCGCACCTGGAGCACGAGACACCGAGGACCCATTCTGATCGTCGCTGGACGCGGAGTCGATCACGCTGACGCGAAGAGACTCGGACGCATGAAAGAACCCGCGGGAGTCACGCTCTGCATCGTCGATCTTGTCGACGTCAGAGAAGCTACCCGCGTCGACGACGACGCTGCATGCTGCGCCGTGACCCCAGGAGAATTTGCCTGGGTGCTCGCGAATCCGCGCGCAACAAAGCGTGTCTCGATCATCGGCAGACTCGGTCTCTACGAAGTTGAGCTGTCGTCCGAAGAACTCGGACTCTGATCTGGTCGCGGCGGATCGCGACGTGCGCGCTCGACCATTGCTCTGACATCGGACGTCAGCGCGAGCACGTAGCGATGCTTGCCGGGGACGATCTCGACGCGATCGCAATCCTCTGGACGAGGACACCGAACGCGCTTCCCGCCCGCTCGAATCACAGATCCTGACGCGCGGACGCTGCGCGAATGCAACCATTCGCCGCGATAGAGGTAGCGTCTATCGTCAGCGGTCTTGCCTGTGTAGATCCAGCCGGCGCCCTGATACACGCCGCCATGATGACCGGCCTCAGGATCGGCAAACGTCACGATCACCTTGATCCCCGGCGACTGCTTCTTCAGCATGAGCACGGCGATCTTGATGATGCGAGACACTTCGGTCTTGTGCTCGGACGAGAGCGCGATCCGATTGAGCTCGCACGACTCCAGCGGAGTACAGCCGAATCGCTGTCCGAGCGTCGACGATGATCCCGGACCGAACGACACGACGCCCACGAATCGATCATCCTCCCACACGCCGAGTCTCACCAGCTTACCGACCGGCACCTCTGAACGATAGTACCAGCGACGGAGAGCAGCCTTGTAGACGTCGTGAGAGACGAAGTCGATCTTAAGAGAGCACTTCGCCACAGTGAGGACACACCTTTGCGTCGAGTCTTGATTGATCGTCGACCGACGACGGCGAGACGTCATCGAGAATGGAGTCGCCAGCACTCGCGACCATCGCGTCGAGCGTCTCAGCGCTTAGACCGATGTCGCGCATCGTCTCGCTCTCTCGTCCGAACTGCGCGGCCATCTCGACGAGCGCGACTGCGTCATCGAACCCCTGCAGTCCTCGTGCATTGTCCGCGATGGTCATCGCGTCTGCTTCGGCGTCGCTCACGTCGACGAAGCGCACAGGCACCATCCCAGGTCCCGGCGCGTCGCGATCGAACATGTGCTCGTGTCCGCCGCGATGTTCGCCGTCGACCTCGATCCCAGCGAGGATCTCTTTCGCTGCTTCGAGTCGACCGTGCCCGCCGATGATCCGACGCGTTCGCTTCTGCGCGACGATCGGCGCGCCCCACGCAGTGCGGAGGATCGTGCGAGCGAGTCGCAGCACCTCCTGCCCGTGCTTGCGCGGGTTCTTCGGATTCGGCTTGAGCTCGTCGACATGCACCCAGGTCACAGCCTCGGGCGCGTCTGCGCGTTGGGGTATGGATTTTTGCTTGGGATTTCCCACACTCAAACGTCCTGCAGTGGACTCTCAGTCCTTCAGTTCGTGCGTCGTCCGCTCAGCAGATCGCGGCGCTCCCACTCAGCGAGTGAGCGCAGCGCGACCGGGCGACAGCCAGGACCAGCGCAGTAGACGACCTCGCCGCCAGCGCGAATGGTCTCCTCTGCGAATGCTCGCTCGAGTCTGTCCGACTCGCGGGTGTTGGCTGCGATCGCGTCGAGCGCGTCTCTGTCGACGTAGCGTCTCAATGCACGAGCCCTTCGACGTCAGCACCCAGCTTGCCCGCTTGGTGCTTCCAGTGCGCGACCTTGCGCTCCGAGTGATCGAGCATGCGCGTGAGCGTCTCGACCTGCTGCCGGAGATCGACGATCTCGCGTGCGTACTCCTTCGCGAGCTCGGCGTCAGCGCAGACCGCCTGAAACCACTTGTCGCCTTGAAGCACCGCGAGCGCGGCGAACTTGAGTGCGGTGTTGATCGCATCGCGCATGGGGTATCTGTCCGCTGTTTCTGGACGCCTCGCGGTCAGGCGGTAGACACGATCACCCGAGACTGTCGCGCTCCGTGTGCAGCCAGAGGTGACTGGAGAGGAGGAGCGAGACCTTGCGCGCAGCGAGCGCGACAGACTCGGAGGATCAGGCGATCTTGTCGCCGGCGAGGTAGCGCTCGGCGATCGACGCGGAGATGACGTAGCGACGTCCGCCGCGAGCACGAGCGGGGACGCGATCGACGCCTTTGACGCCGAGTCGGTGCCACCGCTCGACGTAGCGGCGCCACGTCGGATAGGGCACGCGAGCAGCTTCCGCGGACTCCGCAAGAGACACTTCGCCCACCTGCAACCGAGCTTAGGTGATTATAGTCAGCGCGCAAGTACGCCGCTTGACATTCACTCCGCGCCGGAATTCTCGCGGCGAATGCGCTCTTCGATGTCGACGCACACGCGCCTGACAACGATGTCCTCACGAGCAAACGCCCCGCGCCACAATGCCTCGCGCGCGCGGTTGTCTGAGTCCTTGTACGCGAACTGCGGGAACGGACCGAGCGGGAAGCACTCGTTTTGGTCTGGCAGCATCGCATCGGCCAGCACGTTGATGCGATCAAGCAGAACAAGACGCGCGAGCTCGTCTCGGTACTCGCTGGTGATCTCGACGCATCGAGGCAGATGCTGACTGAGCGCGACGACTGGCTTGCCGAAGTACATCGACAACCGATCGATCAGCAGTGCTCGACGCAGGCTGTTGTCGTCGGGCCGAGCGCGCACGTAGAGCGTCAGTTCGTCGGCGATGCTCATCGTTCCCTGTCCTGGCGCTGCTTCGACCTACGGCGGGCACGAGCCGCGTCGCGGTAGCGCCTCGCGGTGACTCGCGACGAGCAGAACGCCACGAGCAGCACGTTCATTGACCGGACCTTGCGGGCTCGTCGTCCGCTCACCGTTCCCTCGCAAACGTGACGTGCGTCACCTCGAGCCCGTGTTCCCGCGCCTTCGCGATCGTGTGCGCTGTACCCCTCGTCGCAGACCAGAGCGCCTCCAGCGCGAGCACCCGGACCAACGCGCCCTTGTCCCTCTGCGTTGCGACCTCGCGCACCATCGCTACGTTGCGCGCGAGCGGCGTGGATTCTTCGCGGTCTTTTGCTCGCCACCGTCGCAGTTGCGCAGGCTGCTCGTCGTAGACCCAGCCGTCGAGCGAGTAGATACGCTGGTGGAGCGACAGCAGTCTGCTGTCTGCGTACTGCGCCGCCCAGTCGTCCGGTCCGCGCGCGTCGCCGGTGACCACGATCGACCGATCCGTCAGCGAGAAGACCAGCGCACTCAGAATCGCCTTCGCCTCGCTCTCGCGGTCGCTTCCTTCGAGCGCGCGCGATCCGGTCACAAGCAGAATGCGAGTCATCGCGTCGCCTCCAGTCGCGCGATCACGTCCGACTTGATCCGCTCTGCTGCGTCACTGGCGATGCGATGCGCACCCCAATCCAGCGCACGAGCGACGCGGTTGCCCGAGCCCTTGTACGCGCGGTCGGGGAACGGACGGTCCGGTCCGCACTCGGACTCGTCGGGATAGAGCGCCACTGCGACGAGCATCGGCCACGTCATGCGGCAGATCGTGTCGATGTCCGCGCGATACCTCTCGTCGGCGATCTCGACCACGGGCACGCACGCGACGCCACGAATCACCGGGCGATCGAACAGCGCGGACAGACGCGCGAGAACGACCTCGCGATACAGACTGTCGGGGACGTTGACCTCCATCACCGGGTAGCGATCGCGGTGACCCATCGTCAGCGAGAGTTCAGTCGCGAGGGTCATCCTGCCCACTCCTCCGCAGCGAGCGCGAGTGCAGCCTCGCCGCGTGCGGCCATCCCGTCGAGCGCCTGCTTCTTCCGCCCGTCGCGGATCGCTGTCGCCCACTTCGCAGCCTGCTCCGGCGACGCCTTCACCCAGCCGATGCGCTGCGCGAGCGTGAGCGGGTGACGTCGCTCGCGCTTGTCCGCCTCGATCACCACGAGCGGCGCGACCTTCGGAGGGTCAGCACTCAGGTCGAGGACTTCGATCGACGCGACGAGGTAGACGCGCGTCGTGTGTCCGGGCATCGCGCGGAACTCGTCTGTCCACATGCGGCGATGCTCCAGCGGTGGAGCCTCGAGCCGTCGCATCTCTCGGCCCGCCTGCTGATACCGCGACGAGCAACCGTCACCGGTCACGCCCGACGCGAGCACGTCGCAGACGATCGCAGTGGGCGACGGGAGAGAGACACCCGACGAGGCGAGGTACTGCCGCACGAGGTGCATGTCCGCGAGCATCCGGCGCAGGTTGATCGCAGCGCGATCGTCGGTCACAAATGCGGTGCTCATCGCTTCACCACTCCAATCGCGTCCGCGAACCGCTGCCGAACGGCAGGGTGCGGGAAGTTCTTGCCGGCCGCCCAGCGCTCGACGCTCGGGACACTCGCGCCCGTCGCTGCTGCGATGGTGCGCGCTGAGACGTGTTCGAGCGCTTCGAGCACGAGCCTGTGAAACTGCTCGTCCGTCACTGCTGATCCTCCGCGCGAAGATCCCGCGCCAGTTGCTCCCACTCCGCAGCCTGCGGGTGGTTGCCGCACTCGCGCTCGTACGCCGCGTCGCGCTCCAGCGCCGCAGCGAGATCGAGACGGTGCGGGATCGATGCGATCCCAAGGACGACGTATCCCTGCGCGATCGCCGCGTAGCCCGCGAGCACGTACGTCACGCGACGCACCGCGAGACGTCCGGTGTACCGCTGGACGTCCGCGTCCCACTCGCGCAACACGAGCAGGTCACCTACCGCGAAACCGCGATCGTCCTTGCGGACCTCGAACGTCTTGCGGCCATCTGCGACCGCTTCGAAGTACGGCGGCAGCGTTTTGAGCGCGTGCGACCTCACGACCTCACCCCCAGCATCCGACGAGCGACCGCGAGCGCGACGCCGAAGTCGCGGGAGTGGACGAGTTCAGCGCGGCGCGTCCCGCACGAGACTTCGTACCAAGCTCCGTTGATTCGCTCTCTGTCATCGCGATGGTGTGGGTGGACGATCGTTGCATCGCGGTCGCCGACAGACGCACGCCAGATGCTGCACCCGCATGCGTCGCGCGAGTCGCCGTCGCCGAAGATGTCCACCGTCACCGTCTTGTCTCGCTTCGCCATGCGAATTACCTCGTGGATTGAATAGCACCACACACAATCAAGCGCGAGTTTTCGACGCGTTTCGCAGCAGCGGCAGGATCACGTCGAGCGCGTGCGCGTTGCGACGAATCCAGTCGTCACCCAGCGCGATCAGCGTCTCCGCGCAGACACCGGGCTCGTAGACTTCGATCAGCACGCCCGAGACGCGACACTTGTGCTGAGCGACGACCCACACGACACGCTCGTCGCGATCGTCGATCCCCAGCGCATCGGCGATGCCATCGCGGCAGCGCTTCAAAGCACTCTGTGCGTTGTCCGAGTCGAGTTCGCTCGGCGAAAATCGGGTCATCACGACTGTGCACGGGACGCGCACGCGGTGCTTGGCGAAGAAGGCGCGCGCGACCAACGCAGTCTTGCCGCGGATCTTTGCGTCACGAGCTCCGCGCCACTTCGTCGAGCCTCGTTCATTGGCTGCAGAGCGTGTGCGGATCGACAGCCACACGGCGCACACTCGGCCCGGTGCGCATGGCGGTAGCGTGGGCTCTGCGCTCGACTGCTCGCGAGCGCGCGGTTGCTTGCGGCGGATCATCGCGCCCTCCTGATCTGAGGTGACGGAGCGCGTCGCTGCTCCTTCCACTCAACAGGCTCGTTTACGAATCGCGTCGTCTCGAGGCAGTAGCGAGCAAAGATCTTCCGTGTCTCGCCGTCTCGGTTCTTCGCGACGTCGATTGACGCGACCTCTTTGCTGGTCGTCGCGGACGGATCGCGAACGCCGGGGCGGTCGATGATGAAGATGGTGTTCGCGTCGTTCTCGATCGATCCCGACTCGCGAAGGTGCTGCATCTTCGGCTCGTCCGCTCCGGCGCGGCTGATCTGAGCAAGCGCAACAACGGGAACGCCGATGCGCTTCGCCATCTCCGCAAGCGACTCGCTGATCTCGCTGACCTCGCGCTCTCGCGAGTCGCGCGCGACGTTGGGTCTCAGCTTCTGGAGGTAGTCAACCACCACAAGCGAAACCGGCAAACGAGCGTGCTCGACCTGGAGCATCGCTTCGAGGTCGCCTACACGAAGAGCCGGGACGTCGTTGATCAAGAACCCGCTTTGCGCAATGCGATTGCCAGCCTCGATCACAGAGCTCGTCTCGTCTTCGCTCAAGAGCTTCCGACGAATCTTCAGCGACGGGACGCCGCTCATCTGCGCGACGAGACGCGTTGTGATCTCGCGTCGAGTCATCTCGACAGAGACAAACACCACGCGCTCACTGAGATTGCGTTCAAGCGCACCAGCAATCAGCGACACGCCGAATGCGCTTTTCCCGACACTTGGCCTCGCTGCGGCGACGTAGAACAGCCCTGGCTGGAATCCGTCTGTGATGTCGTCGAGGTCTTCGAGTCCGCAGTACAGACCTCCTTTCGACTTGCCCTCCAAGAACGACCAGAGCTCGTCGACGCACGCGAACCCGTCCGAGAACGATGACGTTGTCGCGCGAGACTGCGCGGCGTTGAGCGCGTCCTTCGCCTCTGCGATCAGCTTGTCTGTCGGCAGGTCCGCACGCTCAACGAGACCAGACAGCCGCGCTCGCAGGGTGCGGTCAGCGCTCCAGGTTCGAATCGCGCGGCAGTGCCCCGCGACTTGCTCCGGCGTCTTGCCGCGACCTGACAGAGCTACCTCTCTTGCGTCTACGAGGCCCAGCAGTCGACGATCGCCCACGCGGACGAGCGAATCCCAGTCCACGCGACCCTCTGCCTCTGCAAAGGCTTTTAGCGCGACGAGCAGTGCCCCCAGCTCCGGCGACGAGAAGTCATCGCGGCTCAGCGTCCCAAGAACGACGGACCGACAAGCGCGGTCAGCCATCGCGGCGCCAAGGACAAGCGCCTCGGTCTTGGCGATCAGGTCGATCACGATTCACCCCCGCCGCGCTTGATCTTTGGCAGCGCAAACGGCACCGCGTCGCGGCTTCGCTCGAGCTCCTTCGCCGGCTCTTGCGGCGACGAACCCCACGCGCCGACTTCGCCGCGCGAAGCAAACCCTTCGATCTTTGACGCGTCGCGAAGGATTAGCGTCAGGTCGTCGTACTTCTTGCTACTCGGATTCTCGCCCATGTTCCAGGGCGTGCGCGAGCAGCCAGTGATCGCCGCGAGCACGGTTTGCAGCCCGTGCGATTTGATGGCGCTCTCGATCTTCCGACGCCGCTTGTCGTCGAGTACCGCGTTCGGGTGATCGAACGTCGCTTGCCAGTGCTTGAAGACCTTGGACACGTCCAGCCGCGAACGCGGGTGGACAGGCGCGGGAGCGCCGCCCTCGATCAGGGCGAGTTGTGGCTCACTCGACGTATTTTCTTCTTCCTTCTCTACGTCTACGTCTTCTTCTACCTCTACCTCTTGCAGCGTTACATCACCCGTTACGACTGGCGTTACTAACGGCGTACGTACAGCGTTAGTAACGGCGTTAGTAACGGTGGTTGTAACGGCGTTACACGATGCACTTCTGCTGCGTTTTACGCGATTTCTCGTCTTCGTCCTGCCGTCCTCGATCTGCAGACGAGACGCGTTGTGTTCGAGGTAGTTCGTCAGTTGATAACCGCCCTCTGTTTGCTCGATGAAGCCAGCTTGGAGCAGGGTCTGAATGGCCTTTGGAGACCTCGACGACACCGCGCGGGCCGTCGCCTCAGGTACGAAGCCATCCGTCAGATGCTCGGCGCAGTGCCCCAGCAGACGCACCCAAACCCCGAGCGCGGCGTCCGTCGCCGCGAGCGTCTTGTGGTGCCACGTAATCGTCCCGTGAACGCGCGCGTACATCACTGCAGCCCCTTTCGCTTCGACCACTCGACCGCCCGCTCGAAGCCGTCCCGGTGCTTCAAGAGCAGGTCGTCCAATCCCTTGCCCTCACTCAGTGGCCATCGCAGGACGCGGTACTCGATCCCCGCCGCCGTCAGCCCGTCGCGCAGTTGGTCGAGCGCGTGTCTGACGTGGCGATTGATCGAGAGATCCGCGTCGAGCGCGACCCACGCAAGGCGCGGCTTGACCTCCGCGCACAGATCCACCGCGCGCTGCCACGCGCTCACGCCGGGGATCGCGACGACGAATCTCCCGGTGAGCACCGTCGAGACGTCAGCCTTGATCGGCCCCTCGGTGATCACGACTTCGCCGCGATCCCACGACGGGAACACGGGGACGTGCGCGAACGTCGAGCGACCGGCGCCGCCCTGAGCGCGCGAGCTCAGCCACGCGTATTTGCCTTGCTCGGGGCTCGGATTGTCGCGGCGAACCTGCAGCCCGAGAATGCGCCCGTGTACGTCGCGACACGGCACGAGCAGGCCGGGGCTACCCGCGATCGAAGCCCAGCGGTCGAACCCATCGCCGCCGAGGATGTAGCCGGGGACGCGACGAGCGTTGTCCTCCCCGACCGCAGACACGATCGCCCGTGCAAGCGCCGCCCGTCCCGTTCGTTCGAGCGACGCATAGCCCGCGTGCTCGATGTGCGCGTCGAGCAGTCCGCGACGGCGCAGCGCGAGACGGTGCGCAGTGCTCAGACCGCAGTGCTCGAGCAGCGTGCGATACGCGTGATCGAGAACGTGGTCCGGTGCTCTCTCGCACTCAGGCGGCAGCGCTTCGGCGCGAGGCAACCTCGCCGCGGTTGACTCGTCGAGGTAGTGAATCCACCCGCCATCCTTCGACTCCTTCGATGAGCCTTCGTGATAGCAAAGGGCGATCGCCGGCGACTCTTCGCGAACCGAGCAGCGACGACGCGAGCCGCAGATCGGGCAGCGAATGCGCAGCCGCTCGACGTCGACCAGCCCGCGCGATCCGTGCGTCATCTCTTCGCTGCGGCTCACGGCTTCACCCCCAGCGCACTCAGCGCGTCGAGCGCGGCCTGCGCTTCCGCTTTCGCGACGACTGCGCTCTGCTCATCCGCAGCCTCCGCGCAACGATCAATCGCGCGGTCAAGTTCGTCAGCGATTCGCTCGCCATGCTCGACACGACGGGCACCAGGAGCGAGCACGCCACGCGCAACGAGACAGCGGTCGCAGGTGCCGTGCGCACACGAGCACGACAGACGCCGTCCTCGCGATCGACGCAGCAGCGCTGCGCCGTGGTAGGCTGCGAACCAGCGGTCCGCAGGCGCATCGATTGGCGCGGTCATTCGACACCTCCGAACAGCGATGGCTGAGATTCAGAAACCGGCGCGCTCTTCGAGCCGCCGCGCGGAGTACGCACGCGCTCTTCGATCAGCGCGACGTACTCGGGGTTGAGTTCACAGAGGATCGAGTCGCGACCGAGCCAGTTCGCGACCATGCCAACCGTGCCTGAGCCGCCGAACGGGTCGAGCACCGTATCGCCAGCGCGCGAGCCCGCGAGAATGCACGGCTCAACGAGCGCAGGCGGCATCACCGCGAAGTGCGCGCCGCCATACTGCTGCGTCGCGATCTTCCACACGCTGCGCTTGTTGCGCGTTGCTCGCCCTCCTTCTGCGCGAGTCTTCTCGTGAAATGCCGAAAGTCCCGCGCGTGTGCGATGTCGCTTTGGGTCTGCGTCGAGGCCCTTCTGAGGCCGCTTGTTTCCCGGCAGATGATCCGAAATTGCGGGCTCTTTGATCGAGTCCGAGTCGAAGAAGTAGCGCTCGCTCTTCGTCAGCAGAAACAGGTACTCGTGCGCCTTCGTGCAGCGATCGCGCACGCTCTCGGGCATCGGGTTTGGCTTCGACCAGACGATGTCCTGTCGCAGCCACCAGCCATCCGCTTGCAGTGCGAACGCGACGCGCCACGGGATGCCGACGAGATCCTTTGCCTTGAGCCCGGGCGGGTTCTTGAGCGAGTCTGTACCTGTTTCGCGTGGGTGCGCCTTGATCTGTCGCGCGGACAGCGGGGAGCCGCCCTGCAGAGTCGATCCGGCGTCGGTGCCATTCGGTCTGCTCTGCGCGCACCATGACCCCGCGTAGCTGTCACCGAGGTTGAGCCAGAGCGTCCCGTCGTCGCGCAGCACGCGACGCACTTCGCGGAACACTTCGACCATGCGCTCGACGTACTCCTGCGGAGTCGCTTCGAGTCCGAGCTGTCCCTCGTGTCCGTAGTCACGAAGACCCCAGTACGGCGGCGATGTGACGGCGCACTGCACTGATCCGTCCGCGAGAGAGCGCAGCGTCTCTCTGCAGTCTCCGGTGAGAACGCGAGCGTTCATCTCCGTACCCCCAGCGCGTACTCCGCGGCTTCGAGCGCTCCGTCGATCTCGTGCAGCGGACGAATCGCATGCGCATGAGCGAGCGAGTCGCAGCACTCACGGATCAGCGTCGCGCGGTCGTCCTCGGCGAACGCGACCTGCGTCGATGCGCCGA